TGAAGTTAATCTTGATGCCCGGTGTATTCGTCCTGCGAATATACTTCTTGATAACATACTTATTCAAGAATGCTTGAATGTTGGCTTCATTCTCCTGCTCATTCGGGCTATAAGGAATGATCTCATAGTCGGATTGCGTGAGAGGTTCAATAATGAATTTCACGCTATGTGTACCGGCTTTCTTTTGGTGACCGAATTTCCAATTCAAACGACCTTTACCTAAAAACTTAACTTCATTATTGAGCGTATAAACGAAATTGCCGGTATTGCGCTCCTTGTAATAAAGCGCTGTACCCTCCGGCGTTTCGCACGCAAGTCCGTAATCTGCATGCCAACTCTCAAGGGCAGATTCTAAAGCAGCGTACTCCTCGTCAGATAGCTTCTGGAACTTATCAAAGCGCTGTTCGGTGCGCTCATTTTCCTTTTCTAACAGAGTAAGCTGCTTAACGTCCTTTATCTCGAACGGAGCGAGGTCCGGGCAAACCGTATCGCATACAGAACCGTGCTGGAAGTCGGACTCAATCAGCGTCAACTCCTGACTGTTGTAGTAGAAGTGCCACTTATCAAACACTTTCCCAATCTCACAATCCTTGTACTCACGCAAAGCGTTCACGATGAGCGGTGCGTGATCTTTTGGGTCAATCTGGCGGCGCTTCTTACCCATGCTCTTTTTGAGGGGGTAATACAACTCGCTCGCATTGATAAGCATAACCTTATCTCTGTGTGAAGCGGGTTTGTTCTTGTTGAATATCCACAAGTAAGTATAGATGTTCGTGTTGAAGAACTCATCGGACGGCATCTGGATGATAGCATCCACCCAATCGCGCTCAAACATATACTTGCGGATATTATTCTCTCCGCCTCCAGCGTCACCCGAGAAAAGAGACGAACCATTATGCACCTCTATACAGATACCATCACTCGCCAAACGTGCGAGGTTGTGCTGCATGAATAGCAACTGACCGTCAGAAGTGGACGGGAAGAATTTGAACTGTCCTCTTTCATCCGAATACACCTCTTTCTGGAAGCCTTTCCAAGGCGTACCATAAGGCGGATTGGCAACCACAAGATCAAACTCCTTATCCGCAAACGGATATTCGGTAAGTGTGTTGCCATAACGGATCTTCGATTCGTCACGGAAGCGCGACTCGATAGATGCCAAGGCAAAGAGAGCATCGTTCCACTCGGAGCCGTATGTTGCTATCTGCGGATAGGACTTCTTGAGCCGGTCGGCCACACCAAAAAGCAAGTTGGCGCCGCCACATGTCGGATCATAGATGTGCAAATACTTGTTCTTTGGACGTTGCATCATCATTTCAGCAATATCCGAAATGAGGCCAATGATATCTTGAGGCGTGTACTGCTCTCCGGCAGTCTCCGCCGAAATATCAGCCCATTTGCGTTTGATGTGCTCCTCAAGAGTGGTAATTTCCGAATTATCATACGGCTCCAAATCAATCTTTGCCCACTCCTTAACGACACCGAGCAGTATCTTCTTTTGGCGAAGTTCACCAACGATACCTTCAATATTGAGGAACTTTGCTTCTGACGTACCACGGTTAATACCGAGCAGCATTTTGATCTGCTCATCGAACCCCTGAAGATACTGCTTGAAGTCTTGCTCAAAGGTGGTATCACTCTTACAGATGTCTGCCAACATCTTGCCTTGCTCCACGATGAAGGCATTATAGCCGCAATCCTCGTCGCGGAAAGCTTCCGCAAAGTCGGCATCACCACGCTTCAAACCGTCTTCGACTTCCAATCTGTGCATTACTTTGCGCATACGGCTCTCAAGCATAACGAGCGCAAAGAACGGCATCATAAATTTAGGGAAGTCGGATTGCTTAATACCGGCAGAAATAAAATAGTCAGCAATAGCCCATATATCGGACTCATACTGCATTACGGGACGTTTGTTTTCCATTATTCTTGTTTGTCTAAAATTTCACAATAAAGCAGGGCGTGGGTCACGGAGCCGTTCTCCACGTCACACACTATTTGAGCGGGTAAGAAACCATCATCGTATGGTAATTCACGATAAGGCTTCTCCCAGCCGTTCGTATCTATCCACCCTTTTATGTAGGCTTTTTCCGGATAGGCTTCGACGCACTCCGGAACAAAGCAGCCCTCACCGTGGTCAGCCACGGTAGCAGCCAATTCCCATGGGGTGCCTTTCACGGGCACACCACAAACGCGCGTAGCGTCTGCTTCGCTATAATGCTTACATGCACTAAGCGCAAGCGCAATAAAAAGTATGGAGAATAGTTGTTTCACAGTACGTCAATTCATTATCATTAGGTGGAGTATAGCGGACTCGAACCGCTCACCTCGACACTGCCAGTGTCGCGCTCTAGCCAGATGAGCTAATACCCCTAAAAAGGTGCGGACTGCCGCCGTTCACGACGAGGCCATGTTTTGGGAACCGCCTATCAAGGTACGACAAACAGCCCACACCGGAGGTGCGAGTAGTCTGCATCGCGTACCTTGGTCTTCAGGGTTCCCGTTCCGTCGTGACCGGTTAGCAAACTGCATCATAATTTTCTATGTCAATGTTCTTCGAGTGCGTACGCTCTGCGTTGTTGCAGAGTTAGTACCTCCGAAAAAGCGTGCAAAATTACAAAAATTTTTCCACATATGCAAGAAAATCGGCACTTTTCAGGCAAATTGAGCCAAAAAATGTGCGGTATTGCATACTTTTTTGAAGAAAAAGTAACCTCACACCTCCAGAAATGTGTCCTCGTTAGCTTGGCTTGAGTCCGGATTGAATAACATCAATCCGCTCCTGAACCTGACGAAGTTTTTCACACAAGAGGCGATCAGTAGCCTCCAACTTCCGACGACGCTTGAGCAACCGGCGAAGGTGTCTCGCTGCCGTCTTTGGACTGAGGTAGGCCTTACTCTTCTTCGAGCCTGCCCGATTTTTTTTGTAACTTCATGCTTTGTTCGCACTTTGATTTGGTTCAGCGGTACTTCGACTGCGCGCACTATGCGAGAAGAGAAAGCGCCATCTGCCAAATCCAGTGCAAAGTTACAAAATAAGTGTCCAATTACTTTGGACAGTTTTGAAAAAAATGCAAAAAATCTTCTTTTTTTTCACGAAATCGGGAAAAAATGCTCCAAAATCGGCAGGAAATTAGCCGATTCCGGAGTAATTTACGCTCGAAATGACCTCTTGAGGGAACTTTTCGCACCCAATGTACAGTGTATCAAAGGCATCTGTGCCATCGGTACGGTGTTCGAGGAGGTCTTCCTCGGACTCGGCCAGTTTCTCGCCGGACTTGTTTTTGTGGAAGCCGTTGCGTCCGTTGAGTACTCCGGCAGACTGAATGGCGAGGATAAGATCATCGTTATTCTGACGATTGAAAAACGGCATGAGACGCTGCTTGCCTTGGAAGGCTTGGTTGATGAGCAGGTACTTCTCATCGTGGCGCATGGGGTTGCCCAAATAGACATCCTGGACTTGCCAGCCGTGACGTTCAAACTCGTGAATGACGACCCACCTAAAATCCTGTGTATTAACGGCATAGTTGCTTCCGAGCGCGGTAGTATCATAGTAAAAAACGACCGTTTTGTTACGATGCTCTGAATAGTAATTGCAGAAGTCATCGACGAGCGCAGGAAGTTTTCTCTCGAACTTGACGTAGAAGGATTTTAACACATTTAATCGGTTTCCGGAAGGTTGCCCGGCAACGATCCAGTTGATGTTTGCGTTGTAATCCATGCCGATACAAATAGGTGCGTCGGGGTTCACGTCACGGTCTGCCTGCGAGGTAAAAATGTCGGTCTGAACCTCTCCAATTTGTCCAACTACATTGGACATCCAAACGGTGTCCAAGTACTCAAAATTGGATGCGTCGTACTTATGAGACTCCCTCATCGACGAATAGAAGCCATCCTTTGCAATGCCGATTTGCTTGCAGAGGATTGAGGTTTGGAAGGTAAGCGGAGTAAGATCACGCTTCATCTGCTTGATGTAGTTTTCGCCCAGGAGTTGCAAGTTCTCGATAGAGGAATACTCCTTGTAGTAAACGGCTACGGAGCGCATCTGATTGAGCTGCTTATCAAGGTGGCGTATCTTCTTGCGGAGATATTCCGGCGGGGTCTGACCTGCAGCAATAGCCTCCTTGACCTTTTGCTTCAATCGCCAAATCTCATAGACGGTGGCTTCAATCGTCCGGATAAGTTCCATGTCCATCTTCTGCTTGTAGTGCAAGAACCAAGATCCTTTCTTGGACTGCGGCATATCCGACAGTATCATTATGGAGTGATTGAAGGAGTGCTTGCCAAAGTATGACTTGATACCGCCATTAGCCGGAAGGGTTTCCTCTTTCAACTTTTCATAATCTATGAACTTGGCTTCGTCGATCAGGAGCCAAGAGAGCGTAAGCGAGTTGGAAGAGCCTGGGCGGTCCTGCGAAATAATGATAGCACGCGAGCCGTTATAGAAGGAAATAACGTGCTCGAAATCGGTAGGCTCGATGATGGCCGTGCCAAAGGACTTGGGCGGCTTCTTGCCTACGACATAGTGGATGTTAGGCAGCAAGCCCCATCGACGCCACGCGGCAAGGAGGCCCGGAATGGTGTTGGTCAGACCATGCTTGAACGTGGGTACGACGATACCGCCAGTGCTTCCCGGCATGCGTTGCATGTTGCGTAGCACGAAGGGAGAGGCGATAGAGTCCGTTTTGCCGGTACGTCGCCCGGCAACGATGACAGTTGTGTTCGCGCCGATGAGTTGCGTCAGCCGCTGCGGGGTATTGAAATATACGCGCTTACTCGTCATGTGCTACCTCCTCTTTCTTGGGCGTCCATAACTCTTCCTCCAAGTCCGGCTCCTCGTAGTCGATATCCTCGATGTCAATCGACTCTGCGCCATAGTGCTTGATCATCTGGTCTATCTTCTGCTGCAGGTTCGGGATGGGCTTGATACCGAGCACGGTCGGGTCGTCGGTAGCCGTGAAGGGCTGCACAACTATCATTTCATAAGGCACTGCCTGCTCGTCCTCCAAATCTACACGATTGAACTTGGCATAAGAAGCGGCAGCTTTCTCCATGGTCTTTGTATCTTTACGCGCCTTTGCCATCTGATAAGTCTCCAGTATCATCTCATTGAAGCGATAGCGATGAAAGTCACGCGAAGCCTGCGAGAGCGTAGGTAACAATGCCTTAATAACCGAAAGGTCGGCATACGCCTGCGTAACTCCCAAATTGAAGCGGGAGCGTACCTCGGAGATAAAGACACGGTCTTTAGCGTCGGGGTTCGCTAAAAACCATGTATATTCCTCCCGAAGTCGGAGCAGCCGTTGTACGGTCTCTTCCGGGTAGATTTCATATAAGGCAGTCTCTTCCGTGAAGAGGTCACGCTTACAAATTTCTATGGTTTGCGGTCTTGCCATAACTCTTTCAATTAAAAATTGAACTAATACCAGGCTTCGGCAAGGTGCAAATGCGAGCATTTCCTTGCCTTGCACTGTTATTCATCGTCCTCCATGTCTAAAAGGTTCTCACGAGCCGTCTGCAAAGCAAGCGGCGAGCCCACCTTGGCAAGGGTCATTTCTTGCTGGTGGAGCTGTACTTTACTTAATGCTTTCCCATGGCGGTACGCCGTAAATGCCGGATTGGACTCGTCTTGGATGTCCTGCTTAAACTCCTCAATTCGGACACCGAGAATGACGGCTATGTCCGTAGGACGGAGGTAGATAGAGGCAAATTGGTCAATTTGCTGTAGTTGTTCTTCGGTGTAGGTCATGCTAAATAATATTGAAGGTTGAATGTTTAAGGTTGATTGGGCTCTTCCGCCGGTGCTTCCGACGCTTCGTCGGCAGGAAGCTCCGGCTGTGCTGCTTCCGACAGCCATTCGGACTGATTAAATCGAAGATCGGTATAGATATCGACAGCGATTTGGAACGAAGCGCAGGCGCAACCGGACGCAAAGTATTCGGGTATCTCGGAGAAGCGGATGCGCGGATCGAGATACAAGGAGCGTTCCTGAAGCTTTGTCTGCTCCAAGATAAGCACCGACATGTATTGCCGGAACAGTTCCCGCATGGTATCGAAGCAATCAAGACGGGCTGCCATGTTTCCCAGTTGGTGACGCATGGCGAAAAAGACCGTCTTGACTCTTCGAGTGCGGGGAGAGTTGTTGAGCTCGGTGTAACCCTCGGCGGTGTCAGAGACGCAGACGAAGGCAGTGGTGGTCTGCATAGCAGCGAGGGCATCCTCGAAGCCTTGCAGACCGCTCACTTTACAAAAGCGAAACTTCTTGTTCCGGGCAAGGATATTGATGGCGGTGAGACGCTCGAAAAATGAGGTTGCGTCCCAGTTCGATAC